CCGAAATTTAAATAACATGAGTTATTATTTACTTTATTATAAATTGATCCATACCAATTGAAATAATTTTTGCAAAAGAAATCAAATAGAATCCATGTTCCTTTATTCTTATGCGAATAAATAGATAACATTTGCTTATCTTTCAACTTAAAATTATATTCAAGGATTTTGTTTTTTATTTCAGAGCCTCGTTTCCATCTATCCATAGGATAAGATTTTTCAGATATTGAGTTCACATTTATATACAACTCATCGTTGATTTTTGCTATGTATAAGAAAGTGTTTCTATTATTATATACAATTTGAATTGGCTTATATATATTTTCAAATATATTCACGTCAATTAAATGAGATGCTATACTTTCGATTCTTTCTTCGAATATTTTATTATTATTCTCTTGAATTTGTCTAACAACTTCTCTTTCCGATTCTATCTTTGATGTTAATTCTTCTTCTATTCTTTTAATTTCTTCATTTTTGTTTTCTTCGTTTATTTCCCGAATCTCTGTTGGATGAGCAAGTTTAAGTTTCAAGATTTCTAGTTCAATTTGTTTTTGCTTTGTTTGTTCTTCTAGTTCTTTTGCAAGTCTTTTCGTTTCCTCTTCTAATTCTATTTGTTTTATTTTTGTTTCTTCTTGATTATTTATCATTTCAGCATCTAATCTCTTCTGTGTTGTTTTTTCCATTTCTAAACGTAGCTCACATGACATTTCAACATTATTTTTAAGTTTCGCTAGTAGTTTTTTCAAATCATCAATATTAAATTCATCATCAAATTTTAAAAGTTCTGTAACATCTGTTTCAGTCTTTTTATTTTCAACGTGAAATGGATGTGAAAATCGTCTTTTCTTTATATCTTTCGAATCTTTCAAATACTGTTCTAAAAGTACGTGCTTTTCGCATTCAATGCAGAATAATAAATCAAATCTTTCATAAGTTTTTTCATGATCTTTGACTCTTTTTGAAATCTTTTTAGTCGAACCAAATTTATAAGATTCACAATCATTTATTTTTCCTATATATCCGATATATACAAGATTTTTATTATCGAAACTTTGAATCAAAGTTTTACAAATATTTTGTCTATTTTGTTCCTCGACTAAAAGTAATTTTGAATTAGATTCGTCATTTATTTTTTGAATTTCATTGTCCTTTTCTTGCAACTGTAATCTAAGTTCATTAGATTCTTCATCAATAACTTCATGAAGAGTTTCTTCCAATTTTATATAATATTCATGGATTTCATTTGCTTTTGATGTATTCGCTTTCAAACACATTTTCTTGAACGTTTTAATACTTAGCATAATTTTTTCACTTGGTCTTCCAATCGAGGAGTTTTCCTCCGTTCGGAGGAAAACTATTTTAAAGTCAATATCAGGTTTAAAATACTTTTCAAGTAATCTTTTTGTATTATCTTTACGTGTAAAACCTAACCAGCTCCAAATATCATCTAAATCTATCATGAAATCATATGATTTATAATTTAAATAACAATAAAAGCTTGAAATAAATAATTGTTGTTCATCTGTGGAAAAGCTATCCTTTAATTTATTAATTAATTTACCTTGATAAGATTTAGATAATTTAGTATTAGGATTTTCCTCGATAAGCTTAACGATATTGATTGATTGAGACATTTGTTTTTATTAGTAATCTCATTTCTTTAAGTCATAATTTCTTTTTTCAAGAAAAAAGAAAAAGATTTTTCTCTAACAAAGAGGTTTTCCGTCAGCTGGTGGAAAACTATTTGAAGTCTATATTAGCATTGAAATAGTTTTTTCTCTTAAGAGAAAAAACTATTTTTTGAATTTCTATATTAGCTTTAAAATATTTAAAAGGGTAGGAAAATTTTTCCCTCCCTTTGGATAGAAAATCAAATATCTAATAGAAAATTATTTACTAAGAATTTCGAAACTCCATTTTTCAGGAATATTTGTCCAACCAAGAGAGTTGTTTCCCTCTCAGATGAGGGAAATTATTTTACAAATTGTCATGCAAACACAGGGAAATTATGAAGTAAATTTACATATTTTATTTACGCAAAGGCGTAAAACAGGCTATCTAAATAAACGATCATCAATTTTCTTAAAAAAGTATATATTTATGAGCCTAAAATATTGAATAAATACGTATAATTTTTTTTTTTGAATTTTTATTATCTTGTTTTTAATAAAAAAAATGTCCGCATCCTCTAATGTAACCTCAGGCTTTATCGATTTAGCCACTTTTGATGAAATCGAAAAATATATGTATGGTGGCCCAGATGCAACCGCATACTTCGTGCGTGAAACACGTAAGAGTACTTGGTTTACTCAAGTCCCTGTTATTCTAAGCAAAGCTTCTGGAACCCCTGCATTCAACGCTGATTGGTCAGTAAGTATCTCCCGTGCTGGAGACTATTTACTTCAAACTTGGCTTCGATTGACAACCCCTACCGTTACTCTATCTTCTGCTTCCTCTGTAACCTCCACTCTTGGAGTTTCTAGAAGTCTCAGATGGACTAGAAACTTAATGCATAACATCATCAAGGAATGTAATATTACTTTCAATGATTTGGTTGCTGCTAGATTTGATAACTACCATCTTGATTTCTGGGCTGCTTTCACTGTTCCCGCTAGCAAGAGAAACGGATATGACAATATGATCGGAAACGTCAGTGATTTGACTGATCCTCATGGTGCTGGTGTTGCTATTCCTTCCTACACTCTAAATCTTCCTCTTCCTTTCTTCTATGGAAGAGATAGTGGTGTAGCTCTACCAACCGCCGCTCTTCCTTATAACGAAATGAGAATTAACTTCACTTTCAGAGACTTCTCTGAATTGTTGATCCTCAGTTATGATGATGAACAAACTAACAGTGTTGCCGCTCAACCTTCCGACTTGACCACTGGAACTGCCCCCTCTTTGAGTGCCGCAGTTTGGGCTAACTATGCTATTGTCTCCAACGATGAACGTAAGAGAATGGCTTGTGCCCCTAGAGACATTCTAATAGAGCAGGTTCAAACAGCCCCTAGATCTTCTTTTACTCCTGGAACCTCAGTTTCTCAGAGTTTCGACATTAGATTTTCTCATGCTATTAGAGTTCTATTCTTCGCTGTTCGTAATACTACTTGCAAGGCTGAATGGTCTGTTTACTCTACTTCATCACCCACTGTCACTCTATCCAATCAAGTCCCTGTTGTATTGTTCTATCCCGACGGTGCCGCTGACCCCATTCTTCAAACTTCTCTTATCTATGAGAACACCAATCGTTTGACTCAAATGGGTTCTGACTACTTCTCGCTTGTTAACCCTTGGTTCCACGCTCCTACTATCCCTGATATCATTGGATACCACTCGTATTCGTATTCACTTGATTTTATGGCTTTGGATCCGATGGGTTCTACTAACTACGGTAAGCTAACAAACGTGTCTATCGTTCCTGAAGCTTCTTCTGCCGCTGTAGCCGCTGCTGCTGGTGGAGGAGCTACTGGTTCTGGATACTATAGTGCTCAAACTTTCGAGTTCGTTGTAACTTGTATTAATAATAACATTATCCGTGTATCGGGAGGTAAACACCAAGACGTGCCTCCAACAGTCAGCTGCTATAAAAGATGTGATAATTCTTTTATGGGAAAACAGTGTAAATTATCACCACCAATCGGTTCTATTATGATTGCGTGTATGTAACTGGCTAGTCCACCGAATCGATCTTTGATTCTTGGGCGAAACTATCAAATTGCGGGAAACCCCTTAGAACTTTTGAATACTACCATAGGATAGAAATATACCTATAGGAACCAAGCGTAATGGCGTGGGCACAGTAAAAATTTCAAAAGATTGGGCAATCTGCAGCCAAGTTCTAAACCAGTGATTGGTAGAATGCAGTTCAACGACTAAATGGTAGTTGGGAAATTTCTCAAAAAGAGATTTTCTTAAGATATAGTCTACTCCTTTGCGAAAGTAAAGGTATCCCTACAGGCTGAATAAATAATTCAGCCTGTAACAACAGGAACAAATCGGCGCTTGGATTTCCTGTACTTTGAAGACCTTATTTCGTGCTTCAAAAACAATTTTACAAATTCAAACAAATTTTTATACAATTTTTTTGTATAAAAATTGATTTTCTAATTAAAAATTCGGAACCTTTATCACAAATAAATGAAAACTGCACGTATCTATAAAATAGTTAATACTAAAACAGTTGATATCTACATTGGTTCAACTATTCAAACTCTCAAGAAAAGATTTAAAGGGCATATGAGTAATGCCAAACATAATAAACCAGGTAAACTTTACGATTGCATTCGAGAGTATGGTGTTGAAAATTTCTCGATTGAATTAATAGAAGAATTTGAAATCGAAAAGATTGAGGAAATCGGTGTTAGAGAAAGAGAACATTACACTGAATTAAAGCCAGTATTGAATATGAAAACGCCAAATATTATATCACATAGAGATGTTGGTCGTGTATATAAAGTCTTTTATAGTTTGGATAGTTCTCAATTTTA